CATCCCGGCGACCGACCTGCTGCTGCTGCGCGGCCCGTTCGGAAAGATCAAGGGCATTTTCCGCAAGAAGCGCTACCTGCGCGAAGACATCAAGGCGCTGTGGCCGCAGGCCGACATGACGCTGCTCGGCCCTGAACAGCCGGCCGAGGCATCCACGCAGGACTACGAGGTGACGGACGGCTGCTGGCGGCGCTGGGAAGACCGTGGGAATGAGACCTATCAGTATGCGGTCGAGTGCGCCGGCAAGATCATCTGGTCGAAGGTCTGGACCGGGCCCGGCTCCTGCCCGTTCATCGTGGCGCGCTGGTCGCGCGACTCGACCACCGCCTGGGGGGTGGGCCCGACCTACCGGACGCTGCCGGCGATCAAGACCATCAACCACGTGCGCTACCTCGATCTCAAGACCTACGACAAGCACGTCGATCCGGTGACCGCCTACGAGGACGACGGCGTGTGCAACGTCGACCAGGGCGTCGAGTCGGGCTTGTGGATTCCGATCGCGCCGGGCTCGAAGGCGCCGCAGCCGATCGAGAGCAAGGCGCACCTCGACGTGGCGATGTTCGAGCGCGACGAATTGCGCTCCACCATCCGCCGCGCCCACTACCAGGACCGCCCCGAGCAGCAGGGAAAAACCCCGCCGACCGCGTTCCAATGGGCCGACGAACGTGCCGAGCGCGCGCGGCGCATGGGCACGCCCGCCACCAATCTGGTGGAGGAACTGCAGTATCCGGTTGTGCGCCGGTTCATGTATCTGCTGGCCGAGCGCGGCGTGCTCCCGAAGGTAATGCTGCAGGACATGCCGATCGACATGCAGCCGTCATCTCCGCTCTTGCGCGCGCAAGAGCAGGAGGAGGTGATCCGGCTCGATCGTTTTGCGGAGATGATTGGCACCCGGTTCGGTCCCCAGATGGCGCTGGTGGTGATCAAGGTGGTGAAGTACGCGCATCGGCTCGCTGATCTGCTGGGCATCGATCGCGGACTGCTCAACGACGAGACCACGATCCAGAAGGCGATCGAGCAACTGATGCCGATCTTGAGCAACTTTGCGGGCAGCGGCGTGGGCGGTGAGATCGCGGCCCCGCCGGTGCCCGGGCCGGCTGCGGGGGTGTGATGCCGGACTGGGGCGAATTTCGGCTGTATCATGCCGAGCCGAAGCAGGCCGAGATCGACGACTGGATCAAGCTCAACGCGCGGCTGTTCAGTTCGGCCGACGGCCAGCGCTGGCTCGCCCGGGTGAGGCAGGACAAGTTCGGACGCTCGCTAGCGCCAACTATTTCGGAAGCTGAGTTGCGCCATCTCGAAGGCCAGCGCCAGATGATCCGCGACATCGACGCCCTGGTGGCGAAGGGGCTCGACGCGCTCAAGAAGGCATCCGCATAGCCCGGCGTGCGTTGTCGGACTATCTGGCGGGCCGCATTTTCCCGCGCATGACCGACCCAGCACTTTCTCCTGGTTCTCCTCCCGGCACCCCTCCCGCCGGGACGCCGCCGGCACCGGGGACGCCTCCAGCGCCCCCGGCTGTCGCACGGCCGGAGTGGCTGCCCGAATCGCACTGGGACGCCACCGCCAACGCCATCAAGCCGGAATTTGGCGCCCACTACGCCGAGTTGAGCGCCTTCCACAAGGCAGAGGCCGAGAAGCGCGCCGCGATCCCGGCCAAGCCCGATGACTACAAGATCGAGGTCGCGCTGCCGCCCGACGTGAAGCCGCCGCCGGGCGTCGACTTGAAGGTTGACCCCAAGGACCCGCGCATTCCGATCCTGCGTGAGGTGGCCCACAAGTTCGGGCTTCCGCAGGAAGCGGTCAGCGCACTGGTCACGCTTGACGCCCAGATGAAGATCGCGGCCCATGCCGAGACGGAAGCGTTCGCGGCGGCCGAGATGAAGAAGCTCGGCGACAACGCCAAGGCGCGCACCGATGCGGTCGACGCCTGGGCCAAGGGCCTCGTCGCCAAGAACGAGATCACCGCCGATGAGTATCAGGAGCTCCGCGTCCTCGGGGCGACTGCGGATGGCGTGTCGGCGCTCGAAAAGATCATGACCAAAGTGAACGGCGCGATTCCAGGCCATCGGCCCGAGCCGCCCGCGACCCCACAACCCAAGAGCTGGGCCGAACGGATGTGGCCCACCGGCTTCAATCCCAATCCGTCGCAGCAGAAGGCTAGCTGACCATGGCCACCATCGGCACCGCAGTTACTCTCCTCGATGTCGCCAAGCGGCAGGACCCTGATGGCTCGATCGCCGCGGTCGCCGAGGTGCTCGCGCAGAAGAACGAAATGATCGAGACCATGCTGTGGATGGAAGGCAATCTGCCAACTGGCCACCGCGTCACCATTCGGTCTGGCCTGCCGGAAATCTACTTCCGCCTCCTGAACCAGGGCGTGCTGCCCTCGAAGTCGACCACCGTGCAGGTCGACGAAGGCACATCGATCATGGAGGCGCGCGGCCAGATCGACAAGGTGGTGGCCGAGCTCAATGGCAACTCGGCGGCGTTCCGCGCCTCCGAGAACGCACCGTTCTTGGAATCGCATGCGCAGACGCTCGCGCGCACAATGTGGTACGGCAACGCCGGCCTCGATCCCGAGCAGTTCACCGGCTTTGCGCCGCGCTATTCCGACGACTCCGGCCCGGCCAACGCCGAGAACATCATCAATGGCGGCGGCGTCGGCAGCGACAATACCTCGCTCTGGCTGGTCGGATGGGGCGACAACGGTTGCTATGGTATCTATCCCAAGGGCACCAAGGCCGGCCTTGATCATCAGGACCTTGGGTTGGCGGACGCTTTCGACACCAATACGCCGCCGCGCCGATTCCGCGCCTATATGGACTGGTATGAGCAAAAGCCGGGCCTGTGCGTGAAGGACTGGCGCTATGCGATTCGCATCGCCAACATCGACGTGTCCAATCTGGTGGCCGAGACCGCGGCAGCCGACCTGCTTGAGCTGATGGCAATCGCGGTCGACAAGCCGCCGTCGCTGACCGATGCCAAGTTTGCATTCTACTGCAACCGCACAGTCAAGACGATGCTGCGCATCCAATGCATGAACCGGCCAAACGTCTACCTGAACCTTGGTCAGGAGGAGGGCCGGCGCAAGCTCAGCTTCGACGACATTCCGATCCTCACCAGTGACCAGCTTCTCAACACCGAAGCGGCCGTCGTCTAAGGAGAACCTCGATGATCATCGACCGGGAACTGATGTTCTCCAACGCGCAGGCCGTCACTGCGGCGGCAGCGTCGACCGACCTGATCGATCTCGCGCCGCTCGGGCTCGCGGCCTCAGCCGGCGGCAGTCCCACCAACCTGGGACGCAATCTCGGCGTCGGGCAGGAAACCTATATCTGGGTCAGCGTCGACGTGGCGATGACCGATACGGGCTCGGATTCCACGATCACCGTGGATTTGCAGACCGACGACAATTCTGGTTTTGCATCTGCCGCCACCGTTGCCACGCTGTTGACCATTCCGGCCGTCCAAGCGGCGGGCGCCAAGTTTTTCGTGCGCGTTCCAATCGCGCGCGACACCGTGCCGTATGAGCGCTACATCCGACTCAACTACACGCCCAACAACGGCAACCTGACCACCGGGTCGTTTTCGGCCGGTCTGATTCTCAATATCGACACGTTGGCGCCGGTCGGTACTTATGTGGGCGGCTACACCAACCTGGCTGGGTAATCATGCCGAAATACAAGCTCAACAAGCGGCACTATCTCAATGATCGGCTCTACCGGGCCGGCGAGACGGTCGACTGGGACGGCCCGCCGTCGCTCTCGATGGTGCCGCTCGACGACGCGGCCGAGAAGGACAAGGAAAGCTGGGATCGCGACCGCAAGCAACGGCAGTCGTCTCGCGCGAGCGTCGGCTGGTCGCCCGGCCTCAAGAGCCACGAATGGTCGCGGCTGACGCGGCCCGATCCCGAGGTTGCGGGCGAGGGCGGCGAGGCCGCCCCACCGACTGCGAACATCAACATCATCGGTCAGCCAAAGCGGCGCGGCCGGCCGCCGCGCGGGCCGCTGGTCCAGACGGCCACGGCCGAGTAGGAGAGCGCGATGGCATTCATCGTCAACAACTGGCGCCAGGCTATCTCCGAATTGCTCGGAATGAACATGCGCGTCGGCTACGGCAACAACCTGGTCATCGACGTGCCGTTTACGTCTGCGACCTGGAACACGGTCGCGTCGCACGAAATCCTTACGGTCACTGGCGCCGTGCGGATCTTGATACTGCCGCTGGTCACCGCCAACATTGCGGGCGCCACCGCAACCCTTGTGCTCGGCGACGAGACGACCAGCAACTCGCTGATCGCCTCGACGACTGCGGCAAATTTGGCGCTCGGCGAGTGGTGGGTTGACTCAACCGACACCAGAACGGTGGTGCGCAACGGGCGCATCTCCGGGGCCGATGGCGGCTACATCGACTTTGTTGTCGGCAACGGCAAGGACATTGGCTACACGATCGGCACCGCCGCGCTCACCGCCGGCTCGATCCGGTTCTATGTCTGGTGGGTGCCGTTGTCTGATGACGGACTTGTGGTGCCCGGCCTTGGCGGCACGCTGTAAGGGGGCTGACTTGTGGCGACCGTCGCATGGACATCGACACGCCTCCGAACGCATGGTGATCATTGCGTCGTCGCGTCATGGACGCCGATCACTACGACCAATCTTGACGGCCAAGCCTTCGAGATGCCGGGCTGGTCCGATCGCAGCGTGCACGTCTTTGGCACGTTCGGGGCCGCCGCCACGCTGACCATCCAGGGCACGAACGAGGCAACTCCGACCAATTGGGTCACGCTCGCGGCAGCCGGCGATCCGGCCGAGGACATGACGTTCCTGACCGCCGGCGGCAACGACATCAAGCAGGTGCTCGAAGTCTGCCGCTGGGTCCGC